AACGACCTGGAGTCTGGATACCTGGGGCGAGTACTTGGTCGCCTGCTCAGACGCTGATGGCAAGCTCTATGAGTGGCAGTTGGGGTTCTCAACACCAACCCTGGCCGCTGCCATCACCAACGCGCCAACGAGTTGCAATGCCGTGATGACAACGTCAGAGCGTTTTGTATTTGCGCTGGGCGCTGGTGGCAATCCCCGCAAGGTTCAATGGTGTGACCAGGAAAACAATACCGTATGGACACCGGCAGCCACCAACCAGGCCGGTGACTTTGAGCTTACAACTGTCGGATCTCTCAAGGCTGGCAAGCGCGTGCGAGGTGTCAACCTGCTGTTTACAGATGTTGACGTTCACGTTGGCACCTATATTGGGTTACCTTACGTCTACTCATTTGAGAAGGCCGGTTCTGGTTGCGGGTTGATCTCATCTCAGTCTGTCGCGGCCATTGACACGGCTGCAATCTGGATGAGCAAGTCAGGGTTCTGGGTCTATGACGGGTATGTAAAACCACTGGTGTCTGACGTTGGTGACTACATCTTCCAAAACATCAACTACAACCAGGCCAGCAAGATCTACTCTGTCCACAACTCCAAGTATGGCGAGATCATTTGGTTTTACCCGTCAAGTCAGTCAAATGAGAATGACTCATATGTCACCTACAACTACCGCGAGAACCACTGGGCCATTGGCTCACTGTCTCGCACGGCTGGCACTGACCGTGGGGTCTACTTGAACCCGCTGATGGTTTCTGCTGACGGGTACATCTACGAGCATGAAGTCGGGTTTGCCTATGACTCTGTCGCGCCTTACGCTGAGTCTGGTCCTGTGGAGATCGGAACGGGTGAGCAGGTGATGAGCGTGCGTCAGTTGATCCCTGATGAGCAAACCCTGGGCGAGGTTGTTGTGTCGTTCAAGACGCGAATGTATCCAACCTCAACCGAGACAACTTACGGCCCATATACGGCAAGTCAGCCGACAGACGTGCGGTTCACTGGTCGCCAGGTAAAGGTCAGGTACACAGGGGCGGTGCTCGATGACTGGAGAGTTGGCATTAACCGTTTGGATGTGATCGCCGCTGGCAAGCGTTGAGGCTTAAAATTTGACCATGAAAGACATTAGACAAATCCTCACCGAAGACCTGGCAAAAAACTATGGTGGCTTTGCCATGACAGTTGATGCCTACTTTGATGGGTTGATGAATGCACCCAAGACAGGCAACTTTGTTGTGCGTCAGGGTGACACTCTGATCCTGACAAAGAAGATCGAGAAGAACGGCATCGAGTTTCATTGCATCAATGGTGAGCGTGCCAAAGACCTTGTGTCCAACGTGCAGAAGTACCTCGATGACTTGAAGGAAAACGGGTACGACTATGCGGTCACGTTTTACGACAACCCTCGCATCAATGACTTGATTGCACAACTCACTCACCCATCAGAGATCAAGAAGATCGATGATGGATTGTTCAGAACATACGAAGCCACAATGAGGTTCAAATGGGCGCATTAAATCAACTAGGCAGTGCCGCAAGCAGTTTTGTTCAAGATCCTATCGGCAGCACCAGCAATGCGCTGGCAAAGGCAGATAAAGATCTGAGCTTGTCTCAGAATGCACCTGCAATAGCAGCAGCAGTTGCTGCATATTATGGTGTGCCAATGGCAATGGAATATTTTGGTGCTGGCAGTGCTGGCGCTGGTGCTCTTGCGGCACAAACAGCGGCAGAAATTTCATCTGCCGTTCCCCTTGCTGGCGCTGGAACTGCCGCTGGCATGGGCGCTGGTGCTCTTGCAGCACAAACAGCAGCAGAACTTTCATCTGGTCTTGGTGGCGCCGCTGCTGGCGGTGCTGCTGGTGGCAGCGGCCTACTTGGTAGCGCAGTGAACTTTGCAAAAGAAAACCCCAATCTTGCACTGGCTGGCGCAGGCTTGGCCGCAAAGGCATTGGGTGGCAGCAGCACGCCGTCATCTTCAACAAGCTCAACGTCCATTGATCCTGACATTAAGGCTGCATATTTGCAGCAGTTGGCTGATGCCAGAACCGCAGCGGCAGGTCTTGGAACCCGTCAGTTTGAGGGTTTCACCCCAGGCTATGCCACGGCAGAGCAGCAGCTCACGGCCACCGGCATTGGCGGTGCTGGTCAGCAGACAACCAACCGGGCTGCCGAGTTGGCACTCGCAGAGGCAGGCTACACACCCCAGCAGATCCAGGCCATGACGGGTGCCCAGTACATGGGTGCATACCAAAACCCTTACGAGCAACAAGTGGTGCAGGGTACGCTGGCAGACATTGAGCGTCAGCGTCAGATCTCTCAGCAGGCACAGCAAGCTCGAGCAACAGGCGCGAGGGCATTTGGTGGCTCGCGCCAGGCAGTGGCCGAGTCCATCGCAAATGAAGACTATATGCGCCAAGCAGCCAACACTGCCGCCCAGTTGCGCTCTGCCGGGTTTACCACGGCTGCCGGTTTCGGCCAAACTGATGCTGCCAGGGCCATGGAAGCGGCCAGGGCCAACGCTGCCAACCAGATTGCTGGTGCTGGCATACGCCAGACTGCCGTGGGCCAGTTGGGTGCTTTGGGTGCCCAGCAGCAAAACCTGGGAATGACGGGTGCGCAGGCCGTGATGACTGCCGAGCAGCAACGCCAGCAGTTGGCCCAGGCGCGGCTTGACGCTGCACGCAACCTGGCATCCGAGCGCCTTGGCCTGACTGGCAGTGCTCTGGGCCAGAACGTGCCCAACCTTGGCGGTACGACAACCACACCGATCTTCCGCAACCAGACAGCAAGTGGTCTTGGCGGTGCTTTGGGTGGCGCTCAGTTGGGCAGCATCTTGGGTGGCACTGCCAACCCTCAGTATGCAGGTTATGGCGCAATCCTTGGCGGTTTGCTGGGTCTAGGTTAAGGAACAAACATCATGGCAACAATGAACATGGGCTTGCTGGGTGACTTGTTTGGTGGCGGCACGTCTGCCCTGAGCGAGTACCTGACCCCTCAACAGCAAGAGTCGATGCAGCGCCAAGCGCTGCTGTCCACCGCTGCGGCCCTGCTCCAAGCAGGTGGCCCATCTCCAGTGCCTGTTTCTCTGGGCCAAGCGCTTGGTGCAGGCTTGCAAGCTGGCACTTCATCCTATGGCAAGGCCCAAGAGGGTGCGATTCAGCAGTTGCTGACTAGGCAGAAGTTGGATGAGTACAAGTTGGCACAAGAGCAGCGCCGTAGGCTTGAGCAGATCTTTGGCGCTCAAGCGCCTACGGCGGGTGTGCCGATCACGCCGCAGCAGGCTTTGGCCGCACCTGGGATGCCTGTCGGCCCGACAGTTGAGCGTGCGGCCATGATTGGACAAATCCCAGAGGGACAAGCTATGTCCCAACAGGATATTCGCTATGAGCAGTTTATGAGGGCGGCTGATATGTTTGCCTCCTCAGATCCTGGAAAAGCCGAGGCATATCAAAAGATGGCAATGGCAATCAAGCCACGCGAAGAGGTGACGGGACAACCATTTGAGGTGGCTGATGCAAGCGGTAATCCTGTGATGGTTCAGCAGTTTAAAGGCGGCAATATTAGGACGCTGGAAGGATTTGGACCCAAGCGCGAGGTGGTATTGCAAAACGTTGATGGCAAGCTGACGGCGTTTGACAAAGGCGCATTGAAGGGCGGCGAAGTATTTGGAACAGGCATCACGCCAGTAGAGCAAGAGCGTCTAAATATGGAGGCCCAGCGCCTTGGAATGGATGTTGAGCGACTCAAAATGGAACGCCAGCGCCTTGGCATGGAGACTCGCAGATTAAACATTTCTGAGGGCGAATTCGTGCGCGGCCAGTATGAGCGCATGGAGAATGAAGACGGCGTGTTCTATGTGCCCAAGGTTCCTGGTCTACCTGCAATTCCAGTGTCTGGCCCCGGCGGCACACCCCTTAAAGGTAAGGCTGCGCCAAAGCCGACAGAGGGCGAGGCAAATGCCGCAGGCTTTGCCAATCAGATGGAGAACTCAGAGGCCGTTATCAGTGGGTTGCCTACTGGCTCACAGCCTGGTGTCTTTAGTGGCATGGCAGGATCAATTCCATTTATTGGGGACGTGACTCAAAGAGTCATACAGCCATTTCAAACACAGCAATACAAGCAGGCGGCTGATGCATGGATTCGCGCCAAGCTGCGCAAAGAATCTGGCGCAGCCATTGGCAAGGATGAAATGGAAAAAGAATTCCAAACCTACTTTCCCCAGGTTGGCGACAGTAATACTGTGATTTCGCAAAAAGCAAGGGCGCGTCAAATTGCCACCGATGCAATGAAGAGATCTGCTGGCAGGTCTTATCAGGAATTGCCTGAGATGCCGTTGCCATCAGTGGGAAGGCCGCCAGCCATTCAAGATATATTAAATAAATATCCACCAAGGAAGCAATGATGGCCGACCCAACAATTGATGATCTGTACAAGTCACTAGCGGCTGCTGATGCTGCCGGTGACACTCAGTCCGCGCAGGCTTTGGCTGACTACATCAGGACATTGGGCAGTGTGAAGTCCGAGCCGCAAACGCAAAGCGCGATGGGGCAGTTTGGGCGCCAAATCGGTTTATCAACACGCCCAATGGCGCAGGCCGTCATGTCTGCTGGCGGTATGCTGCCTTTGGTGGTTGATCCTGCCGTTAACTTTTTTAATTTGGCCGCAGGCACAAATCTACCAACCATGACTCAAGCGGTTCCTAAAACGCTTACGGCCATGGGGTTCCCCGAGCCTGCAACACCAACTGAGCGAGTTGTGCAAGATATTGCAACCGCTGGATATGGCGTTGGCGGTGCAGCTAATCTTGCAAGGCAAGCGCTGCCTACCGCCACATCTTTATCGGCGCAAGAATTCCTAAAAATGCTGGCTACAAACCCCCGCGCACAGGCGGGGGCAGCCACCGCATCGTCAGCCGCTGCTGGCTCACTGCGTGAGGGTGGTGCGCCACCATCTATGCAGTTGGGTGGCGCAATGCTGGCAGGTATGGTTGCGCCTGGCGGACCAAGCCTGCCATTAACACAACGCGCCTTGGCCGGTGCAGGTTCAGTTGTTCAGCCTTTTACTCAGGCTGGCCGCGAAGTGATCGTTGGTAATGTGCTCCGCAAGCTATCGACAGATCCTGATCTGGCCGCCTCGCGCTTGGCACAGGCGCAGCCACTTGTCCCAGGCGTATTCCCCACTACTGCGGCAACTGCCTTTGATCCTGGGTTGGCGTCAGCCGAGACTGCCATCAGGGCTTTGGATCAGTCTGGGTCTTTTGCTACGCGACTGTCTGCAAATCAGCAGGCATTGCTGGACGCTTATCGCAGGATTTCTGGCAAGCCTGGATCTGTTGCTGCGGCTGAAACCAAGCGCACTGAGGTGACAAGACCAATGCGTGAACAGGCATTTGCTGGCGTGACGGTTGACCCCGCAACATTCCAAACCGGGATTAACTTGGTGGTGAATAAGGCTATTGACAATGTCATGGCAAGCCCTGTCGGCGTGCGCATGGACGTTGAGAACGCCATGAAGTGGGCGACTGATCGAATCGCAAAAGCAAAAACGCCAATGCAGTTGTATGAGGTTCGCAAGGACTTGGCTAGTGCTGCCGGGGGTAAATACAACCAAGAGAATCCAAGCCTGCGCCTTGCTGGCGGCCAGTTGAAGGATGTGATCAAGGCCGTTGATGATGTCATTGACGCATCAGCACCAGGCTTTAAGTCCTACATAAATAAATACTCCAAGATGTCTGGTCCCATTGATCAGATGAAGATGCTGCAAGACATTGAGCGCAGAGTC